CACCGTCCCGAAGGACGCGTCGAAGGATCGGGGTTGCTGTGTTGAAGCCTCGCTTAATGTTATGCTCCAACTCGATGTTGGAGCCGTCATGAAGCGAAGGTACAATGGCTACTACAAGGTTCGGTTGGAGCACGCAAAGCCCCTCCACATGCTAGCCGCGAGGCTTGCTAGTATGGGGGCACCGTATGCTACTATCGACCTGAGCAACGCTTCTGATACAGTCGCTAAGGACTTAGTCCGTATGCTTCTGCCTTGGGAGTGGTATGAATTGCTCGAATCTCTACGTGCCCGGGCAACTTACATCGACGGCAAGACTGTGTACCTTGAAAAGTTCTCCTCTATGGGGAACGGGTTCACATTCGAGCTTGAGACGCTGTTGTTCCGGACGCTCGCGCAGGCCTTAGGTGCTGGCGTGGATGATTGCCTTGTTTTTGGGGACGACATCGTCGTTCACTCGAGCATCGCACCAGCCATGTTGGCAGCCCTGCGTCGCTTCGGCTTCGAGCCGAACGAGCGAAAGACCTTCTGTGAAGGGCCTTTCCGTGAGAGCTGTGGCGGTGATTACTGGCGAGGGTTGGACGTCCGTCCAATCTACTTAAAGGAAATCCCAGATGAACCACAGAAATGGATCGCTCTGCATAACCAGCTTTATCGCTGGGACCATGACAAGCGGCTTCGTGCTGCTCGTCGCTATTGTATGGACCAAGTTCCCCTTAACTGGCGGAACGAAGGACCCGACGATGGTAATGACCATTGGTTCTATACAGACGACCCAAAACCGCACATTGCGGCTAGGTCAAAAAGTCTCCAGCGGAGAGGGATCGCTGCCGGAACCCCAGGTTTCTACGGCAAAGTCCCAATCCCCCGAACGATCGTCCTGTCCTACAAATGGTTTCGACCACGAGTAGTTATTGCGAGCGCCTTGCTAGGCGTTGGTGAGAAGGTCTCCTTAAGGGGTAAAGTTGAAGGCTTTAAAACAGTCTTCACTCCGGTCTGGGGTCTATCCGACCCAAAAACTA